TTGATTTTCTGATTGAGTTCTTGCTCTTTTTTAATTCGCAAGTCATTTTTTTCTTTAGTTCTAGTTAAAATGTTTTGCTTTTCTTGTTCATCGAACGCACTATACTTATCAATAAGTTCTTGAGTTTTTTCGAGTTCCTTTTTATTTCTTTTTTCTATTTCAGCTATAAGGTTATTAGATAAATCCGCTTCAATTTTCAAAAGTTTTTTTGCTTTGTCTTCTGTTATTTGACCCGAGTTTAAACGTACTTTTTCCATGATTCTGTTGTTCTCTTCAGAATAGTGTACGTATTTTTCTAAAGCTTTTTCTGTTTCTTTTGAAACACCTTTCCCCAACACTTTTACAGTATCAGATGCTTTTTTAGAAGCTGTGCCCATGGTTTGCATAAATCCTTTAAACTTGTTGACTCCTACTTTCAGAAGGTCATCGTCACTCAAAGATTTATAACCATCTTTCATATCCTTTGAAAACTTTTCTTTGAAGCTTTTGCCTATACTTCCAAGATAATTTTTAAACTCTCCTAGCTTTCTAACAGCGCCGCCAATAATTTTACCACCAAAAAACTTTATAGTTTCTCCTAAACCGTTAATACCGTTTCTGAACCATTCCACACGATCATATGCGGTTTTAAAAACTTTATATGCAATTGTAATAGCAGTTATTGTAGCACCTATAGGTCCTGTTAAAAACTTTAAGGCTACACCAGCAAATCTTGCGCCTCCACTTACTGCAAATAAGGATTTTGCAGCTAATCCTAAACCGTTTTTCAAAAGTTTGAACGGTAAAATTGCTAGCTTTGCAGAATTTTTCAAAACATTTATAGGTTTTAAATTAAACATCATAGCTCCGGCTAACCCTTTAAAGCCTTTTGACGTTTTTCCTGTTGTAGAACCAAGAAATAATGTTTGAAGACCTAAAGATTTCATTGCTTTTGAATTAGTATTTGAAAGGATTGTATTTTCAGCAATACGTCTATTTAATGACGCATATCCTTTAGCAGCACTTCCAACTGTACGTATTAATAACCCTCCAGCAAGAACTGCAGGTCCAATTGCTGCACCAAAAAGTGCTAATCCTACTGAAGCTTTTCTAACCCAACCAGGGAGATGTGTAAATCCATCAACTAATTTTGTTAAACCTTCCGCACCTGCTCTAATCATAGGCGTTAAATCTTTACCAACTTCAATTGCTAACGATTCAAAAGCGCCACCTAATTGTTCCAGAGCGCCTTTGAGGTTATCTTTCATCAAATCTGCTGCTTTTTTACTTTCACCATTAGAGTTCTTCAATGATTTGCTATAGCTATTAATTTTATCTGGACCCGCTTCAATCAAGGCTAAAAATCCACTTGCTGCTTCAGTACCAACTATTGTAGCCACTGTAGCTAGTTTTTGTTCTCTCGTCATGCCTTTCATATTATCTTGGAACTGTCTAATCAATTCACCCATGCCAACAAATTGACCTTTAGCATCAGACAAATGAATACCTAATTTTTTCATTTCCTTAGCTGTATTTTTACTTGGATTAGCTAGCCTGATAAATGAAGCTCTTAGGGCAGTACCTGCTTGAGAACCCTCTAAACCTGAGTTAGATAAAACTTCAATTGCTGCGGAAGTGTCCTCTATTGAAACTCCTAATGCTTTTGCAGGAGTACCAGCATACTTCAATGCATCTCCCATGTACTGAATATCTGCAGCACTATCATTTGCTGATCTCGCAAGTAAATCAGCAACATGATTTGCATCAGATGCTTTTAAACCGAAAGAGTTAATCGCTGAAGCCATTACAGTTGCAGTTGTAGCCATTTCTGCACCACTTGCTTCTGCTGCACTGATAACACCTGGCATAGCCTCCATTGTTTGTTTGGCATTAAAGCCTAAAGCTGCCAATTCTTCCATACCTTTAGCAACTTCGTTAGCACTTTTACTGGTTTTAGCTCCTAAGTCAACTGCTTGATTAGACATGCTTTTCAAGTCTTTACTGCTTGCTTGCGCAATCGCTCCAACTCGAGACATTTGGCCTTCAAAGTCTGCACTTGTTTTTAATGCTGCACCTAACCCTAAAGTAATTGGTGTAGATACGCCCATCGTCATTGTACGTCCCAGGGAAGTCATTTTGTCTCCAATAGAACTAAATTTCTTTGACATGACATCCGCTTGACTTGCAAGTTTGCCGAAATGACTTTGAGCTATCATTTGTTCTTTGTTAAAAGTCTTCATTTCGGATGAAGCTTTATCTATTGAACGCTCCAAATTATTTAAAGCAGCTTTTTCTTTATTAACAGCTGTTTCAGCTTTTGCGACATTAGCGCTATGATTCTTAATAGTATTGTTTAAATCATTAAATTCTTTTTCTGTTTGCTTTAATTTAGTATTAGTTTTAGCGTAAGAACTTTCAATTTTATCATTTGATTTTGAAAGATTGTCATTTTGCACTTTTAGTTTTTGAACTTGATTGCCTTCTTGTTTATATTGTTCAACAAGTGCTTTATGCTTAGCGGACTGCTTCTGTACTGCGTCACTTGCTCTTTTTAGTTGTGCAGTAGTAGCTTGGTTACTATTCTTAAGCTTTTGTTCTGCATCTCTCAACTGTTTAAGTTTTTGATACGCATCTTGTTTACGTTGATTTGTACGTTTATATTGATTTTCAGCTTTTTTAAGTTCTGTATTCGAAGATTTTAAGGCTTCTTTAGATTTATCAAGAGCTAATTTTTCTTTTTTATTAGCTTCTACTAGCTTTAAATATGCTTTCTCAACATCTTTTACACTGGATTTAGCTTTTTGGTAATTAGCGTTAACTTGTTTAAGCTCATCTTCTACTTGAGAATACATCTTTTTTTGAACTTTAAGCCTATCATTTAACCCCTTAATTCTCGCCTGATATTTTTCCATTGATTTTTCAGACTTATCAAATGCTGACAGATTAGCTTTCATTTCACTATTAACAACACCTAATTGTCGCTTTAAACCTTTCATGCCTTCTTGGACACCTAAATGGTCTAATTTCAGCTCCAAGGTCATGCCTTCTACTTTTTCATTCATATTAACCTCCTTTCTAGCTTCCAAAAAGTTTTCTTAAATCCGTACCTGTAATGACTTTTTGTTCACTTTGTTTTTCTTCAGTCTCTTCTTTATTCTCTTCATTAAGTATTTCTAAAAGTTTTACATACGGCTGTTTTCTGACTTCAGTTAATGTCCACCCATACTGCTCCATACAGAAACGTTGTATTTTCTTAATGTTCGATAAAATGTCTTTTATTGAGATTGTTCTTCTGTCTTTCCCATCTCTTCTGGTTCAGTTTCTGAATCTTCTTCATCTTCACCATTGATTTCTCGAAATATATCTTGTAAGGCTTTTGTATAAGTTTTAGTACTCATCTTGTTCAGAACATCTTCTTCAGTCAATCCTTCATCTTTAAATAAATCTACTAATAACTGTCGCTCTTTTTGTCTCATTTTTGTTGCGTTAGGTGCTTCTTTTTTATTCTCTTGATTTACTAATTCTAAATACTCATAGCATTTTTCTGCTTCGCCCATTGTTACATCTTCTTTTGTATAGCTCTCTGTTTTTCCTGTTTTACGATCTTTAATTTCAAATTTAATCATTGTATTAGCTCCTTTTATTCAAATAAAAAAGACGCAGATATACTGCGCCTTAAATTCCTATCCGTTTGTTACTGTCACTGAAATTTGTCCAGACTTGTCACTTCCGTCAGTAGACGTAGCAGTGATAACTGAAGTTCCCTCAGCTACACCGTGAATTGCTCCTGTTCTCTCATCAACAGTAACAAACTCTGGATGTTCACTTGTATATTTCAACGTTTTATTCGTTGCTGTACTTGGTGCAATGTTTGGTTCAACATTGTCATCAGCATTTACCGTGATTGATTTAGTTTCGGGTGTAAATGATACGCCTGAGACTAGAATTGGATTGGTTTTGAATTGAGGTACATCAACTTTACTAGATTCTTTACCATTTTCTTCCCATGCCACTTGGTAAGTACCTTTTGGATAAGTTGTATCCGCTTCTAAATTAGATAAAGTTACTGACACTTTGCCTTCACCTTGTTCAGAAGCTACGACGTCGTCTCCTTTATAAACCTTTAAAGTTTTAGTCATAAATTATTCTCCTTTGATTTATTTTGAAAGCCCCTATTCTGCTGAAACTGTTGCAGATTTTGAATTAACTGCTACTTCAACATTTTGGGGGTTAGCTGGGTAACGAGCCTGCAGAATCCTCTGAATGATCTTCACTGTCCGTGTATCCAACGAATACTTTTTTGAAGAATTCTGCTTCTCCTTCTTTACCTTCATGATACCCGTATACAATACCTTGTGGAGTACCATCAACATCAACTTTTCTGTTCATCCAGTCACCAGTTAATTTTGTTGGCTCTGGTGCTTCTGCTTTTTCTCCTCGTGTTTTAAATTCAATTGAATCCAAGCTAAAAGTACCTTTAAGTAGCGCAACGTACACTGGTTGACCTGTTAAACCATCTTCAGATTCTCCAATAACTGTTACGTATGGTGCTCTTGTATTCTCTCCTACCCAAGATGTACCATTTTTATCTTTAGTACGACCAATAACTGTATTTAAATCTTCACTTGGGATGTTAAAAATACTCATGTCAGACTTAACTTCATTAGTACCTTGTTTTTTCATCCAAACACGTTTGTTAGATGCAAACATATCTACTAAATCTGGTGCTAAACCTGTGATATTTAGGTCAACTGTACCACCTTTTTCATCTTCCCATGTCATGCGTTTAACTACTTTTGTTGCTTCTGGGTTAAAAACTCCAACGTATAATCTTTTAAAACCTACTTTATAAGAACCTTGTCCTTCTGCCATTGCTTATTTCCTCCTTAAAAATTAAAAAGCACACCTATTCGATGCGCTGATTTTTATAATATATATTTTTTGGTATGCCTTGATAACGTCTCGACATCACATAACGTTTAGTTTCTTCAAAATAAGCATCTAACTGACTAGATGCTTGAATTAAATTTTGTTGATATAACAGGTATCTTATTCGTTTTGTTATATCAATTGTTTTCTGATTATTTGAAGATTCTACATCTATTTGAATTAAGTATTCTTCACTAAGATATTTATCAGACATAAAGTCTGAAGGTAAATCATAAATAGGTGTAATAACAACAAAAGGTTTGGAAGTTTCAGCATTTTCAGTGACTTTATAATAGTATATTCTAGAATTTATATATGTTTGGAGCTCTGCATCAGATAATAAAATTCCTTTTACAGTGTTTAATATATTCATTTATCTGGCCAACTCCTTTTTTATAATTTCTCTATACTTCCTTTCAATAGCAGCTAATGTTTTTGCAATAACTCCAAAACCTCTTGGTGTATATTTTTTACCATCTCTTGTATAACCATGTTCATTCAAGTGAATAATGTTTTTGCGATTCATAGGACCTACCCATTCAATTAAAACAGCTCTTTCTTGACTGCCAACTTTTGTATAAGGTTTAGATTTAGTCATTTCTTCTATACTAGCACCCGTATCTTTAAAACTCTCGAATTCTTTCTTTAAAGTCTTTATAAAAAATTCAGATGCTTTATTTAAAGCTCTATCACTCTTAGCTTGCATTGCTTGTTTACCGTATACCGATTCTAATTTCTTCAACACTTCAGGTATCCCTTTAATTTCTACACTCATTTTTCTGATAAAACCACTGTATTATAGCCAATATCTGGTGTATCAATTCTTATTTCTACAATGTTGAATAATTTATCGGAATATAATGCACTGTCAATTTTAACTAAGTGATTTGTTTGTGGTAGATATTCAATTTTAGAAGACCTAACAATTATGGTTAATCCTGATTTTGATTCAGTCGTTTTTAAAATTTCTCTATCTTTCATAGAAGGATTATATATTTTACAAAAGCAACTATACAATTTCATTTTTTCCTCTTCATCTGGATATGGTCCTTTGTTTATATATTGAAAAAAATACGCGCGATCTTTAAATTCATTAAATTCCATTTAAAAATCACCTACCACTTTTTTAATTTCAAAATCATTTTTTGCAATCCTTTTTCATTAAACACCTTGCTTCTAGATTGGTCATTTGAGTATCCACGACTTTCATAATCTCTTGCAATGATATATTTAATCGCTGTACAAAAAAGCGGGTATTCCAAGTCATCTTTGTCATAATCTGGAACCCCACTTAATAATAATTCAGACTTAGCCGATTGAATGAGACCTTCAATTAAATCATTTTCGAAATTATAGTCAATTCTCAACCACAATTTAATTTCTTCTAAACTCATTTCATCACCCCTATTCGGCTGATATTACAGCTGATTTAGCCTTAGCTGTTACATTAACCTTTTGGGGCTTAGCTGGGTAATGGACCTGTATTTTCTTTTGCTTTTGCAATTCTGAATGCACTGTCTAATGTACGTTGCTGATCATACCATGCTGTTAATACAAACAAATATTCGCCTTTTTTAACATCTTTATCAGTGTCATAAGTTGTTCCATCATAGTTAATTCCAAAATAATTGAAATCTCCCACAATAGGTTTAACTGCTGCATCTGTAAATACTACTGGTTTGCCAAATACTTTTTCTGCTGGTGTGTCAAAGAAATTTGTTGTTCCATTTGAAAGAACACTAATAATTTTGACATAATCTGCATATCGCATATAAATTGTTGCGTTATCACGGTAATCTTCATGTAAATCTGCTAAAGCGTTAATAATAGCATCATACATGTCTGCTCCCTCAACTTCTTTAACAGATCCATTATAAAATGACATGTGTTCTAATCCAGATTTAGGACTTACTGCTAAGGCATCTTTACGCTCTTTAGCTGCTAATCCTGATTGTAGTGCGTTTTCAACCCAGTTTACTAAATCTACATCTGATCCATGAATTACAGTATCTGAAATTGCAGCAAATACTTTGAATTTATTAGTAGTGAACTTGACTGTATCACCTTTTAATTTTAATTCTTTTGCTGTTTCTACGTCTGTAATGAAATCATCATCGTCTAAAGTGTATGAAACTCTTGGAATCTCTAAACCTTTAATGTTAGTTAGACGAGCTTTTTCACGTAATTGGTTTTTAGCAAATGGTTCTGAAACAATTTCTTTAGAAAGTGTTTTTGGTAAGAGCTTATCTCCACCTGAATCATTACCTGTTGGTAAAGCGTGTAATAAACGTTGTGCCTCCATTGAAGGTTTTTCAAATTCATTTGGTAAAATCGCGTGACGATAAAACTCTGCCTTAGCTTTAACCATCTTCTCATGATCATTTAAAGATTGATAAGCTTCTCCTGTGTCTTTAACTTTCGCTTTTTCTTTTTCTTCAATGTCTTGTACTTGTCTTTCAACAATGTTAAATCTTTGTTGTAAGCCTGCTTTTTCTGTTTCTAGTTGTTTGATGTCTTCCATATCAATATTTGGATCTGTTGCTTTCTGACTCAACTCATCATTTTTATTTTTTAATTGTTGTCCAATCATACCTAATGATTGTTTTAATTCATATAATGTCGGCATTTCATTTCCTCCTAATAACTCATTGTCATTTTTAAAATTTCGCATTCGCGTTTAATTTTTTCTCTTTTTTCTTTTTCTTCTAGTGACATACTTTCTTTAGGTGTTTCAACCAATTCAGATGTATCTACATCATCAATTTTTGTGATTTTGTCTACATCTTTCTTTAAATCTTCCGGGACGTTCTCGAAACGCTTATACTGCTCTTTAGAGATACTAGCAGCTATTTCATTAGCTCCTAAAACTTCATCTATTAAGCCAAAAGATAAGGCTTCTTCAGCAGTAAGCCATGTTTCTGCATCTAACATCTGCTTTAATTGTTCTTGATCTAAGTTTTTTGCTTTATCCAAATACGCTGAATTACTAACAGCATCTGTTTTATCAAGTAAATCCGCTGTCTTTCTTAATTCTTCTGCATTACCTACAGTCATAACCCATGAATTATGAATCATTAAAAAACTATTTTTGTGCATAAAAATAGTGTCACCACTCATAGCGATAACACTAGCAATTGATGCCGCTAAGGCATCGACATAGATATTAATTTTTGCAGGATGCATTTTTAGCATATTGTATATTGCATGCCCTTCAAATACACTGCCTCCAGATGAATTTATATGAACATCTATTTCACTGATGTCTCCTAGTTCATCTAGTTTATTTTTGAAATCTGTAGCAGTTACATCACTTTCAAACCATTTATCACTTACAATATCACCATAAATAAATATTTCACCTTTACTTTTTGATTTTCTTTTCATTTGAAAATACTTAGCTTTCATTGACATTTTTATCACCACCTTTCAAAGATTTTCTTAATTCAAGTGGCGTGTCAATTGGGTATAAATCACCGCTTATTAGCGGCTTATCTCCACCTTCAACTGGTGGTAAATCTTCCCACTCTCTAATGTCATTTATAGTGTAGTAACCACTACGAACTGCTTTAAAGTACACTTCTGCTTGTGTTGCACTATCAGCCCTTAAATAAGATTTAACGTTAAATTTAAAATACCTATTTTTTTCTCTGTCTGTTTTAGTAAGTAGTTTCCGATTAAATTCTTCTTCATACTGTTTGACGATTGGCAATAAGGTATGCTGCAAGTAAAATCTGTTTAACTCTTCATTTTTCGCGAAATTTGTATTTGATCTTGCATTTAAGAATACTGAGGGCAATTGAAAAACGTTAGCTACTCTTTCTCTTGTTAAATTCTCGCTTGCCACTATATCTTCAGAGACATATTTTTTAGGTAACGGTTCGATTTCAACACCAGGCTCTTGGAATAATACTCCACCGTTTTCTTCATAGTACTGTTTGAAATCTTCTAACACTTGCTGCCTTTTTTCTTTACCTACATTGGAACCATATTTAAGCATGAATGAATCTGGCTTTTGCATTTCTGTCAGGTTAAAGCTTCTTACTGCATTATCAAATTCAGTTGTATTTTTTAACACATCAATCGGACTAATACCTTGAACCATATTAGATGCTACAATGTGTTTGAAATGGAGCACATCCATGTTATGAACAATTAGTTTGTTACCGGTCGCAGCATGAATTGAATAGTAAAGCTCACGTGATTTGTTTTCAATCAGCATCTCAACAACATCTGGATTTAATAAGAAAAGCTTTGCAGGTTGGTGATAGATATCTCGTTCTATTAATACATATGCATTACCTTTTTCATTTCTAATTGTTTCAATTTGATTAATAAAATCAAAACTACTTAGAGAATTATTTGGTGACACTGTAAGTAAATCAGATACTTCTGTATTAACTACTTTATAATCTTCATACATTTTCAAGGGCAAACTAGCCATCGAATTAGATAACTTTGTAATAGCTGAAAATATCGTTTCATTAGTTTCAAGCGTATTATTAATTACACCCCAAAAAGATTTATTTTTCCATGGGCTAAAGTCATAAAGCTTAGAAGTTGACTGATCAATCCAATTGTCTATCAATTTTTTCTTTATGCGTGTGATAATATTCTCTTTTGCGATAACATTCACCTCCTTAACGCATTATGTCTTTAATACTAATAAACTCTATGTTTCCTTCACCACTATCAGAAACAACTTTATTCATAATGTCTGTGTATGTGTTTAAAAATGCTGCGAATCCATCTATTTTACGATACCTACTTTGTTTTGAAGGTAACCAGTTTCCATTTCTGTCCAGTTTTAACTGAACATTATTGATATACCATTTCATTAAAGGATTGTTATTAAATATTATTTTGCCGTCTAAAAACATCTCTTTTAGATCTTTCAGTGCTGGACTTAAAGTCAAAGCCCCTTGTCTTGTTTCTTCTGTTTCAAATCCATAATTTTTTAACTCTTGATTTAGTTTGAAAGCATTGGCTCTATCATAAGTAATTTTTTCTACAACATAATGCTCATTCATCTTTATTATCCAATTAAAGACATCCTGATAATCAATATACGGTTTATCTTGAATAGTTAGTAAGCCATCTTCTTCCCATTCTCTATATGGTATTTTTTCATTTGAGTACTCTACCTTATGCTTAGGAATCCATGAATGTGTTAAGACAGCAACTTTACCATTATCTAACGCAAATGTTGCACATGCGGCTGTAAAATCTTCTGTCTCTGATAAATCGTAACCAATCGTACAAGGTCTTCCTTCCAGCTCATCTAAGGAAATAATGTCATTATTTTTTTGAAGCGTTGGATAATCAATGAAGCTCATTTCGTCGTTATTAGCAAATATATTAAATCTTTTTGTTATAAAATCTCCACGTTCAGCTGGTGTTCTCTTAGCTTTTTCCCACTCTTCTTTCATCTCATCTAAATTTATAGAGACACCTAAGTTGGGATTTGCTTTTATCCAGTTCGACGAATCATTAATATCATCGTCATCATCCAAAGATGCTAAATAATAAAAAGTTCTTTCGTCTTCTATGATTTGATCTAAGGTGTCTCTTCCCGCTTCTACCATATCAACAAGTGGACCATCTAATTGATACCCTGCTGTCGTAATGTAGATGAGAAGAGGTTGTAACCTTGCAGCTCTTGAGTTTTTTATAACTGAAATCAATTTATAGTCTTTAAATTCATGAATTTCATCAAAAATCCCCATGTGTGTATTCAATCCATCTAACTTATCGCTATCTGATGCTTGGGGCATAATTTTTGATATCGTTGCGTCATAATGGATTTCATCTCTTAATGTTCTGAAATTTTTATCAAGCTTTGGGCTAGCTTTTATCATCGCCTTAGATTCATCGAATAATATTCTAGCTTGTTTCATTACGTTTGCTAAAAGATGGATTTCAGCGCCGTTTTCTCCATCTTGAGAAACAGCATAGTTAGCAACACCAGATATAGTAGTTGTTTTACCATTTTTTCGCCCCATAAATATCAAAGCTTCTTTAAACCTGCGCAGTTTTGTTTCTTTATGAACCCAACCAAACAAACTGCCAATAATAAAATGTTGCCATGGTTGTAATACAAGTTGACGTTTAGATCCTTTGGAAGGTTTACAAAACTTTTCTATGAATCGAATAGGACGGTGCGCTAATTCTTCATCAAATACCCATTTACCTCCATTTTCTAGATATCTAAGGTGTCTCTCACATTCTTTTTTAACATATTTGCTTGTTTTTATTTTCCCTTGAGTGACTTGCTCTGCATACCATGTTGTTAATAGTTTTGGTGAAGGTTCATTTAAAACTTTAATAGTCACCGAATCCACCTTCTTCTTGAACTATCTTTTTTCTTTGTGCTGCAGTTAAACCCATAGACTTGAGTAAGTTATTTAGTGTTTGAACTGTTTTTGTCAGTTCTATGCTTAATGGATTCTTAACAATATTGCTCGCACCAGCCTTGTTTGTATGCTCTATCATCAAATCACTATTTTTAAGTTCATCTCTTAACCGACAATAAAATTCATACGTTTCTATATACAAATTAATTAATATGTCATCAGATTTTTTATAATCCTCTATATATTCTTTCAGCTGTTTTTTTGTTAATTTCATATAAAGACCCCCTTTCATAAAAGTTTATCCGCGTTGCAAGCGAAGGGCCCCCGCCGGTACCCGGCGAAAAAACATTTTAAGCCGATGGGCAGGGGGCTATAAAATTTTATTTAAATAATTTTTTTGTTTAAATTTTTAGAACTCTAATTCTCTTAATATTACTTTTGTCATTATCATTTGCATGAATTTTGTTATGACAGCTATAACAAACTGACATTAGATTATCTAAGTCTAAAGCTTTGTTAAAATCTTCATCAATATAAATAATGTGATGTACAATGTTTGCATCTGTTACAATATCTTCGCGTAAACACATTTGACAAAGATAATTATCTCTATCTAATGCTATCTCTCTTAACTTCTTCCATGCTTTTGAATGATAGAACCAATCGTATTGATATGACTTACGACCATGCTTATAAATGTTATTACGCTTGGTCAACTCTTACACCTCTTTGATTGCATAACAAAAGACACACCGCATAGCGATGTGCCTCGTTTACTTATGTCGTATAACTTTTAGATAACTTTATACATCTTTCCGATACTATCATATTACTACAGATTTGTAGGCCTTTTGCACAATCTTTGCACAATGTTATTTGATACCCGCATGATACGCTACCGCTTTAACAAAGTTCTTTCGTACTGTAGTAACTGTATTACGATGCATGTGACATGCATCTCCTATTTGCTCTATCTTTAGCTTCTTATCTCTATTCCAATACTTTAACCTTATTACTTTCTTATGATCTTCAGGTAACTTTAAGTATTCACTTTCAACTGCTTCGACCATTTCTTCTAGGTTTCGTAACATCTTATTAGTCAATAACCTTGTTGCCATTAGTTCAGTTGTTCTAACTGGTTCGCCTTTTTGTAATGGTCCATATACAATATTGGAATCTTGTTCCTTCGTTGGATTAAGTATTTCCAACCTCAATCTTTTTATTTCTTTCTTGTTCTCATTTAAATTATATATTTCTGATTCAATATATTTAAATGTTCCTGGCTTGATATCATATATTGTGTTCCCCATGTTAGACCTCCATTACTTATGCTTAGCTATTCTTGCTTTAATAGCTTTCATTAATTCTTCTTGCGTTAGTTCTTTATTTTGTAAAGCTTTATATACTCTTTGATCTATTGTGTTATCGGTCATGATATGATGAATAATAGTCGTATGATTTTGTCCTTGTCTGTATAATCTAGCATTTGCTTGTTGGTATAATTCCAAGGACCATGTAAGTCCAAACCAAACAATAATGTGCCCACCTTGTTGTAAGTTTAATCCATGTCCTGCACTTGCTGGATGTGCTATAAGCAACTTAATGTCTCCACTGTTCCAACGTTCTTTATAGTTTGAATCCTCTAATGTGGTTGCTTCCTTAAACCTTTGAAGTATTCTTTCTTTATCGTGTTTGAAGTTATAAAACAATAGTATTGGTTGGCCTTGAGACTCCTCTATAATTTCCTCTAACTTATCTAACTTCTTATCATGTATAAGTCTTACATCTTCCTCATCTGTATAAACTGCGCCGTTAGATAGTTGAAGTAGTTTCTGACTTAATGATGCCCCATTTTGAGCTACAACTGTTCCTTCTTCTTCCGATTCTAAAATATAGTTTTTTTCTAATTCTTCATATACTTTTCTTTCTTTTTCTGATAAGACTACTGTTTGTTTAGTATCAACTCTGTCAGGCATATCCAGATAATCTTTCGCTTTCATGCTTAAACATATATCTTCTATTTGTTTATATATCTTTTCTTCAGATCCGTCTCTTAGCTCCCACTTAAAAATATGTTCGCTAACTTGATGAGTTGGTTTAAAGTACCTTTCTCGATAACGACTGAATGAAGACTCAAGTCTTTCACCTCTGTCTATCAAATAAACTTGAGCCCATAAATCCTGTAAACTATTTGGACTAGGTGTTCCTGTTAATCCTATAAATCTATTAATGAGTGGTAATTTCTTTTTAATAGATTTAAACCTTTGACTCTTAGGACTTTTAAATGTAGACAGTTCATCAATCACAACCATGTCAAATGGCCATTCTTTTTTATATTGATCACATAACCATTTAGTATTTTCTTTATTGGTTACATAGATATCAGCCTCTGTGTTTAATGCATCATTTCTTTCTTTAGGTGTTCCTAAAACTAAAGACACTTTCAGATGATTTAAATGGTTCCACTTATCAACTTCATCAACCCATGTATCTTTAGCAACTTGTTTAGGTGCTATAACTAACATTTTTTTAGTGTCTAACAACTGCAATTCACTAAATGCTGTAAGTGTTGATACTGTTTTCCCTAGACCCATATCAAGGAATAAACCGAATTTCTCATTATCAATCACTTTATCTATTGCATACTTTTGATAGCTATGTGGTTTGAAGTCAATCGCCAAATGTTCCACCTACCATTCTGATAAAAGTATTTACTTGTTCTTTATTCCATAACACATATACTTTATGATCTCTATTTTCAAATTGTCTATGCACATATTTTTGTAAAGGATGCAACTTTCCTTTTTCTTGCTTCATTTCTACAAAATATGTTTTTCCTTCTGGCATAATAATAATTCTATCTGGCACACCTCTTGTTCCAGGTGCGACCCATTTTAAACATAAACCGTTTAGCTTTGTTATCTCTTTCACTAAATATTTTTCTAATGTCGATTCTTTCATTTATTCACCTTGTATACAAAATTTATATTTGTGTTCCGATGTTGTATCAATTCTTGCCAAACTTTTAAAAATAGCTGTTAGAGGGTTACCCCTATACCCCTTTACTCCCTAACACTACTTTTTAAACTTTATAGTGAATTTGATGCAACATTGGAAACAAACAGGGTTGAACCCTACAGCTAGAAAGGAAAGAGGTGTTGTATCATTTGTTGCATCAATGTTGCATCACCAAAAATGATACAACACCTACGATTACTTTTTACACTCCCGTGTTGCATCACTCAAAAAATGATGCAACATCTGATACAACACTCTAAAATGCATATTTATTCAATATTTCTTATATTAAATCCTCTAAACTTTCATCTCTTACATAAGCTATCTGTACACCATAATCTTTTCCAAATCGAATTTTCCCACTTTTATTACCATCATATACAGACCAATTGTCTAATTGTCTTAAGATGTTTGAAATCTTTCTAATTTCCATAGATCCTCTACTATCTCCCTTATCTTTACCAAAACATTCAACAAACACTTCAAGCGCACAGACTTTATTTCTTTTAACGTAATCTACATTTCCTGTTGGTAACATATCAACATCACCTTGATAAAATCGTCTTCGTTCAAAGATAGTTAAGTCATCCCAATTGCTAGGAATTGGTGTGTTAAGATATTCATCAATAATGCCTGTATATGGAGATTCCTCAGTATGTTTGCTTTGTATTGAACGCATTTCTTCTTCTAGTTCAGGGTTAAGGAATAAATCTTCTCCTTGTTCATAATAGTGTTTAGCTTCTGCCCAAATTTGGTCAATCTCATCTTTGGTTAGTTCAGACCAGTTCACTTCAACTCTCTCTGGATTTACAGTCATTGGCCAAAAACGTCTTCCACCAGTTTCATCTCTTAAGAAATCAACTTTATTAGTTGTACCAATGAAAATACATTGCCTTGGAAAATCTTCAATATAATGCCCATAAGCAACACGAAATCGGTCAACTTGTTTAGATATGAAATGCTTAATAGCTTCAACTTCAGCTTTTCTTGTAGCTGCAAGTTCTGCCATTTCCATTAGCCAAACGCCTTGTAAGGCCTCATAAGCTTCTTTACCTGTAACAGAAACTAAACTGTCAGAAAACCATGCACCACCTAATTTTTTTAGCAAAGCAGATTTACCTACACCTTGAGGACCATAAAGTGTAAGCATATAGTCAAATTTACATCCAGGCTCCATTACTCTAGCGATTCCAGCAGTCAATGCTTTTTTGGTAGTTGTTCTATTCACTTCAGTGTCTTCAACACCTAAGTATTTGATAAATAACTTTTCAAGACGTTTATGTCCATCCCACGATATTTTATTTAGATAATCCCTTACTGGATGATAAGCATTTTGCATTGCTACGCTTATAATGGCATCTTTTGTTTTGCCTGAATGGTGTATGTCATAAATCTTTTCGATATAACTTCTTAAACTGCTATCATCACCGTCTTGCCATTGACGTATTTTAAAATTATTATTCCATGGCATTTTCCCTAAGCATTCAATTTGTTTTGTAAATTCATTAAATGCTATTTTTCCTTTTAAATTTGGATCATTACGCAATATAATTTCTATATTTGGGATACTAGCTTTGAAAGTACCTTTCGAAGTAATTTCTAACGTCTCAGACCATGCATCATCGCTATTTACTATTTCATCGAAATCCTGCATTGCATCAGACATTTTGTCGTTAATTAATTGCTTTTTAACAACTTCATCATTTTGCGCTCTTTGCTGCATTGCTTTATAACTAGGTAGTCGATTAACCGGAGTATCTGTATTAGCGTCATCATCTTGAGCACCATATAAGTGTATGCGTACTAAATCAAAACTGTTCACAAGCATACCGCTTACGGGATCCGTATTATGATGAGAATAGGCAAACTTGTTATTTTCGTATAACACCAATCCACCTGCAGTTGAACCTTCATGATAGGTATAACGGTTAGTAGAATGTTTTTCGTATAAATCAGGAATAAAAGTTTCTATAGCTTCTTCTATCGTATAGGCTCTACAAAATGCACCAACAATTCCCGGCTTTTCTTCTGGGTCGCCTTGCTTATCTGCTAATCTTTTAGTCTTACTCTCTTCCCTTGAAGACGTTGGCCATTCTAATGTGTCAGTCCAATCAACATATTCATTTAATATTTTATCTGGGTCTAACAAAGGTAAATCTTCATAGGTAAAGAAAAATTCTGCATCATTGCTAGTTGAAGGCCAATACATTAACCTATGTGGTTGATAAGTTGTATCATCGAAGTAATCCATGCCAACGATATCTGCGACTTTACGCCCAATAGCTTCATACTCATCTGCATTTACATTTCGTTTTAAAGGAATCACTAAACGCAGTCTTGGACTTATCTCTCTATGCTTATGTGTTGAATATAAACAGTATGCAAAATCATAAAACATAGATAATATGTCGGTCATATCTTGAGCAGCATAATCGATATCAAGTGTTAGCATTGAACGATTCATGACTTGACCAGCACGCCGTTTACCTTCTTTTAAATAACCGCCGACAAATCCGCCAACATCTTTTATATCTGCTTGTTCGGACTTAGACATTTTATTGTACTCAGTTAAATCTTCTTTAGTTCTAACTGTTTGTGCTAGCTTCTGCATAAAGTCAGACCAAGCCATATTGTGATTAGTCCAATGTGTGGATAGGCGACTAGCAGCATAAGAATATGAGACATCACGATCATATTTAATTGTTTCTATTTGAGTGACTTTGTCTAACATGTTCGGCTCCTTTCATTATTTTAGATAGAGCAGAGAAGCCAACGCCTCTCTTTAGCTTTTGAATCTTTTTCTAATTCGTTCAACTTCATTTTCATAATCTTCTAAACCTTCAACACCATTATTTTTTACTAACTGCTTGAAAAGATAAGCATTCATATACTCCAATGCTTCTATGGTTTTCATCTTATGAGAAATGCTACTTAACAAGACCAATAAAAATATAGATAAAACAATTGAAATGACAATCCACATATTTACAACACCTCCAGTGCTATTGCTAAACACATTAATATAATTAATTCAAAAATGATAATAGCTATTACCATGAAACTTCAGCTCTGATTTTTTCAAAGTCACTTGGCGCTTCTACATCATCATTAGCCGTCATCATAATATATACTTGCTCAGTTACATACTTACCTAGCTCATACATTGCTAGTAAGAATAATAGTCTAAATATTTGTTTAATCATTTCCCACACTCCCTTATATTTTCAAACAACTGACCTAATTTAATAACTGCATCTCTTTTAACTTGTGACTCATATTTCTCTTTCGCTTCTTCTTTACTCTCTGCCTCAACAACTGTAAACCTTTGATTGCTTTTAGCTCGAGTTATGTGTGTATGCTTGCGTCCTGTTGAATCTTTGAATGTTGTGACTAAGTATTGCGTCACTTCCCCAAAACCTCCTTGACTCGATCTAAGATGTCTTTACACGTATCCTTTTCCTGCGTCTGCTGTTCCATCTTGTCTTTCATGATTCCTTTTCATTTTCTTTTTGTATGCGTCAATGAGTTGGTCGATAGAATAGTAAGTATTGGCGTACAAAAACGGCATTATTAAAACTTGTACAATGCTATTATCAATACCTTTTACAAATTGTTCTGTTAGTGTATGCATTACATGAACAAAATAAACTGAATGTAGTTTAGGTAAAGTAACTTCATTTTCAATCAAATCAACCATAACCTCAGTAGTTTCTTCCAAATCTTCTTCATCAACAATAGTCAAAGTTAATTGCAAACTGAAAGCTAAGTAATCAGCAATCTCATCTAATTGTGTATCTAGTGGCTTACCTGGTTGTTTCTTCCAATTTTTAAAAAACTCAAGTGTGTTAATCCACTCTACAAATTCAATAATCATACTAGCTACTGTGTCATTTAAATTTCTAGTTGGTATTCTATCGTCGAACTCCTTTTGTATTTGTAATAACTCTTGTAACTGATCAATTGTTAATGTGTTAGTTATTTTCCTGTTCCTCCTCATATTTATAGACAACTTGACCCGTCATAATCCCTACTGCTTCATCAAGATAAATATCTTCTTTGAGTGCATCTTGCATAGCATTAGGTAAACCCTCAAGTATTTCATCAAACGCTTGTGCTTTCTTATACACGTCCTCAATCTCTTTTAGTAATCCCTCTGTGTCATTGCCGTTATACGCACTAGCACTTATAACGGACTGTTCTATTTGTTCACGGTTATTCATTAGTGTCATCCTCCATTTGTCCTAAAAATTCGTAGAACTCATTTGTTCCGTCTAATTTGTCCATTCGGTACAATATAGCACTTGCGTTGATTTTAGCTCCCATGTTTATAGCTACTGCCTTGTTCGCTCTACTCTCAATCTGTAGTTCGTTAAGTCTAAAACGGTAAAATTCGTATCTTCCAAGCAATTCATTTTTGACTGTGCGCCACATGTTCTCCAGCTCTTCGTTACGCTCTCTTAACTTAGCTATATCCACGATAAGCTCATCGCGTTGCTTCTTGTACTCATCACGTTGTTTTCTCATCTTCTTCAACCTAGCGTCCATTACACCTAGTTGGAACCCTGTTTCATAGTTCATTCTGGCACCTCCAGTAACTCCGGATTTTCAAACTTATTGCCCAAGTATTCAATAGTTGGCATTTCACGAACTTCTTCAGCCTCAAAAACTCTCAATAGATGTACGTCGCCAATTATAGTGCCAATAGCGTTTCGAGTGACTACGCCTGTAGCATCTAAATAAATGTATGTTTTATCCCGTTCGATGCCCCACAGTTTCGTTGATACGACTTTTAATATATCGCCCTCGTATAATTCTCTTCCCCACAGATTTATACCAATTGACTGCATAAGTTCTACATCTGCCATTTTCTCAGTCTTTATAAACTCCTTTATAACCTTGCCGTATTCATTTTCTTTAGTTGAATAACTAACTTCGCTATTGTGAAGATCTAACGCCACAACCTCACACATCTTTTTTGTTTCGGTGTCCCATACTCGATATTTCGGCATCATTCTACTACCTCCACTTTTTCGACCTCTATGCTTGCAGTTTTGAATGGGAGTTTTTTACGAGTCAGTTTTAATGCCATATTCTTAGCTTCTTCCTCATTTATACTTTGCACAAAATAATGCTTTTTTATTTTGTAATCACATTTAGATGCTAAGAACTTGATACAAAGACTTACTTTATAGGTTTGCATCATTCTACCAACTCCCCATCTTTCCAAATCAATGTCATCGTCATGTCATCGTTTAAGATATAGAATGCTTTAGTAGGCACACATCTGCCATATAAACATTCTTTTATACTAGTGTTCTCATATAGTGTAGAGTTATAGTCTCCTTCTTGAATCTCGAATAATTCAATCAACCTATCAACCTTAGTCTCTTCTGTAATATCTTCTTCAAATTCGACTTCAAAAGTATCATCAGCTGATACAAAACCTTTTATGATACAATTTCTTCCGTCATAAAGAGAGAAGCACTTATAATCAATATCACTCTTGGTTTGTGGATAAAAATTTCTTCCTGTTGCTAATCCAGGGTTATCCCATGCCCATTTAATTAATTCATCTAATCTCATTTCTTTTTTAACTTTGATTTTCATTGTTATATCTCCTCTTGAACAGTAAATTTATCGTTAATTGATACATATCCAGTCACATTACATAAGATGCTATCAACATGAAAAGTCACAAAACAGTTGCGCTCAACATCATTTGAATAGAATCTTTTATTACCTGATAACTTGGGGTTATCCCAAGCCCATTGGATAAGTTCAGGTAAATTCATTTCTTTTTCAATTTTGATTTTCATTGTTTCCGCCCTTTTAAAATAAAGTTAGTTGCTTCTGTTCCTCATATTCCAAATCATGTTGCTTTATATATGTTTCAAGCTCTTCGGCTGTATCAAATGTCTTTTTCACGCCTTGCCAACCTGGTACGATATGCCCATGAAAGTAATAAGTGTCATTTACTACATGGATATGTGCCACTCGCTCGTTATCCTGATACAGATATCTCTTAGAGCCGAAAAATCGGCTTAAGTATTCTTTGCGTGCGCTATCTGTCATTGTCATCACTCCCACAAGTCAAACACTCTATCGACGTAAAACTTCGCCTTTGCTAAATCCTCATGACCATTCTTTAACGGTGCTCTAGACAAGTATTTGATTGCATTACCTATTGCGAATGCTAATTGTGGTGGATACTGTGCCGTAACTTGTTCGATGAAATCTATAATTTCAATGTCGCCGTATGTGTAATGCGCAGGTTGTTTAACATTGTCTTGTGTTTCATTCATATCTACTTTTCTGTTACTGATTATGCTCATTATGCTTCACTCCATTTCTTGAACATTTGGTTATAAGTGACATCGAACCAGTACGGATCACGTGAATGTTTTTGAGGCGTTCCATCATAAAGCCATGGTCTCAATCTTCTCTTTCTTTCTTCTTCATATTCCGCTCTCACATTTCGTTGGTATAGGTTCAAAATCGCTTTTTTTCTGATTTTTTCTCTCTCTTTTTCTTCATCTTTTATTTGACTCTTCATATATTCAACTTCATCTTTAGATTTTGAGTCTTTTCTTCCACACAATAATTCATCGCCGCGCATTTTATGTTTGTATCTGTATCTAAGAAGTTCTGGAGATATATGATATTTTTCTGAAACTTCTCTCAATGTCATTAGTTTTCCTTTGATACGCACTCTTATAACTTTTCTTCTAGCCATCATTCCACCTCTAAATCTAAAACCTTGATATTTATAACGTTATATTTTAATAGTTCACCTGGATTATTAAATAAATAGTCCGCCAAATCTCTTTTTCTTTATCAATCTGATTGTAATTAACACTTTCGACTTCTGTAGGAATTCTAATGTCAACAGAAGCATTGATATAAGCTTGATGTTGCATTCAATCACACTCCTAATCCTTCATATAAAACGGAGAAGTAAACCCGTCACTATTCAAATTCAATCCTTTTGCCCAATCAACAGGCTTATTCATGATAGTTTCGATTTCCTTAAGTCCATTTGAACCTCTAGGTATTTCTACAATTACTTCATCATGGACATGTCCAACTATTTTAAAACCTGATGCTTCAAGCCTAGCTATAGAAATCGCAAGTAAATCCCTTGCAGTTGCTTGAACAATATTCTCGACTAACTTCCCACCATACGTTTTTAACTTTGACCATTTACGGTTAAGATCTAAGCCCATAAATTCAACAACTTGACTACCCCAACTATTTTCACCAACTGAAGCTTTTGGATAAGCTAAAGCTCTTCCACTAGGCAGTTCAATCATTAGAAAACCTTTTTTCATATAAAATCTAAGTCCATGCGTATGATGCGTCTTTCGGGATTTCACAGTATTAATTGCAGCCTCTTGGCAAGCCTTCCAAAAATTAACTATGTTAGGATTTGCGTTACGCCAACTATCAACTAAACCTTGTAACTCGTTTTCTTCAATGCCCATTTCCAATGCACCCATTGCTTTTAAAGCTCCAGCGCCACCTTGATAGCCTAAAGCTAATTCGGACACTTTTCCTTTTTGTCTGAGAGGGTCGCCTTTAGTTATGCTTTCTACCGGTACATTAAACATTTGAGAAGCCGATGCTTCATATATCTTTCCGTGTGTGTTGAACACATCTAAACGCCATTGTTCTTTTGCATACCATGCTATGACTCTTGCCTCTATTGCAGAAAAATCACTTACTGCTAGTTCATTACCTTCTTCAGCAGTAAATGTCGTCCTAACTAATTGACTTAATAAGTCTTGAGGATGAACATTCAGTAATAAATCTAAATCGTCAAAACGTTGTTCTTTAATAAGATCTCTTGCTATTTCTAATTCAGTATCTGAAATATAATGCTTTGTTAAATTCTGAAGTTGTACGCCTCTACCTGCCCATCTTCCAGTACCGGCACCGTAAAATTGAAACAGACCTCTTACCCGTTCATCACTGCACATCATGTCATGCATTTTGTTGTATTTTTTCACACTGGTTTTAGACATTTGCAATCTAATTTCTAGCATTTTTTTAGCTTTTCCTGTGGCTTCTTTTAAGTAATCCTGAACCGTTTTCTTTTGTAAATTAGGTATATCTAATCCTTGTTCATCCTTTAACCAAGCCAATAACTGTGTAGGACTATTAGGATTTTCTAAACCTGTTATATGTTTAGCTTGTTTAAGCAATTCTTCTTTACTCTGCTTATCGAGCACATTAGCTCCTAACATCAATGATTTAGAAAGCTTAATACCTCTGTCGTTTATATGTTGGTCAAAAACCCAATATGCTTGTTCAATTACAGTTACTGGAAAGTCTTTAATTTTATTAGCAATTGTCATTTCTACTTCTACATCTCGAATACAGTAATCTATAAATTGTTGCCATTTTTCAAGATCATGTTCAGGCAAATTTCTTGTTCTTCCTCCATTAACTTTTGTTGGCTTACAAGGTATAGAGAAATAACGAATTAAATTTTTACCTGCTTTATCTTTTTGGTTTTGTAGTCTTAAAACTTCTCCAACTTTATCAAGCGAAGCAGGCAAGCCAATACGCATTGAATTAACCATTGTGCAAATCCATTCTTCAGGTGGCATCTGTTTATTAAAATGTTTAGCAAGACAAGTTCTTTCGAAATTAGCATTGAATGCATACTTTTTTACAGCAGGGTCAAATAGAGCAATTTTAAACGTCTCATAATCAGCGTGAAAAGGCTCATTATCTACTTTAGTCATGTCAATCGCACTAATCGGTCCACCATCTATTGAATAAGCTATAATTAAGATTTCGAAATCTTCAGCTTCTGTGTATTTATAGGCACCACATTTCGAAATATCGTTACTGCTGTATGTTTCAATATCTATATTCATAAATTTCAAATTCTTGACACCTCAATTTCTTTAAAATTAAAGTGGGGCTAAAAACCCCACCTATTGACTTATAAGAAATCCTCATCATCAGTGTCTAATTCATCAAAATCATCTTCTGCTGCACTTGCACCGCCAAGAGGTTCGCCTTTTTCTACAAGTTGAATGTTGTTCAATCCAACTGCGATACCCTTATTACCATTTGTGTTGAATGGAAATAAATTGATTGAAGCTCTAATATAGTCACCACTTACAATAGTTCCAGAATCCGTTAATCTAATTTTGTTTTGGTCAATAATACCAGGTGCTTGTTTGCTTGATGCGTTAATAAAATAAGCGTCTTGATAATTCACATCATCTTCTCTTTCAGTATCTCCATCACGTAATGGAAGTTTCAGATTTGCAGGAACTTTGCCTCCAAACTTACTAACTTTTCCTTCTTCTTTAGCAGCTTCTATAGCTTGTTCAATGGCTTTTATCGTACTTGTATCTGATTTAGGAATGATTAAACTGATTGAATACTTTGCTTCTTGCCCTTCTTGCATACTGTGAGGTTCAAAAATATGTGCATATGATGCTCTTACTTTTCCTGTAATCACTTTAGTTTTATTTAATACTTTTGCTTTCATGTTTATATACCGTCCTTTTAAATTTTTATAGTTTGTCAAAATCATCTTCAGCAGATTGCTTTATAGCTGGTCGTTTATCAGACTCGGTAGCAAGTGTTAATTTACCTTGTGGCTTTTCTATAAAGCCCTCTGTAATTTTAGAAAATGCTTTTTTACCAATTAATTTTTCTAATTTCGTAATGCTAAGTAACTTGGTTTCTGTAATATCTTCAGGTTTATAACCCGCTTCAACTAACTTTTCAAGCATTGCTTTTGTATCAGTTATCATTCTTCGTGAACGACCTTCTACAAGCTTCCAACCAGGATAGTTTTTATCATTTTCTTTCGCTTGATTTAGTGCATATTGTTCTACTTCATCAGCCCATTTTTTGATATCAGGCAGTTTATATAAAAGTTCTGCAATCTCTTCATCACTTAACAAATGTGGTGGCTTTTGAGGCACATTTTGCATGTATTCTGCACGTGTTCTACATGAATGATTTATCTTACAGAATCTACAATGACTACCTGCTTTAAACTCTCCTCCACCGTTATAAGCAAGTCTGGCTAATGGTTTAACAAAATCGGCTCCCCATTGAAGTAATCTTGATATTGGTAACTCTTCAGTAGAAAAGTTATCTATTCGTGGTTGTATGATAGTCATGCGAACTGTATGAATGTCATACATTAAACTAAGCAGTTCATATGCGCCCAAGCCATATAATCTAAGTTGAGGATTATCTATAGCTGAAACTTCAATGCCTTTACCGTATTTAAGGTCAATAATTTCAAGTACACCACCTGAAAATATAATGACATCACCAGTACCAAAAGATTCAGGGACGTATTTACCTAAATCCAATTTTGTTTCAAATAAAGCTATTACATCGTCATCTCTACTCAAAGCTTCGTTATATTTTTCTTCTACATTAGCTACATACTCTTCAACATATTCACGCAACTCTTCACTGTAATATTGATTTCGCTTATAATTTTGAAAAGCTTTATTAAACTCAAACTGTGTTAGGCCTTCATATTTAAGACTGAAATATAACTCACTTAATTCATGGGCGAATGTACCTTCTTCAGCAAAAACTGAACTTTTATCTGCAATACCTTCACTTGCCTTAATACTCGGTGGACAGTTTAGCCATTGTTTTGCTCCACTTGCACTAAGCTTTGCATGAGCTCTATTTGAGTGATCTAGTTTCATGCATTAATTCTCGCCTTCATGAAATCAACAATTTTTTCATAATGTTCTTCTTTGATAGTAGATAGCTTATCCGCACCAAGTTCGTTAAGTTTATTTCTAAATTCTTTCTTATCAGAAGTATCTGCTTTTTTAAGGAACTCTTTTCCTACTGATAAAATATAATCTTTAGTTAAATCAGTAGACGTTTCCTTAACTTCTTCAATTGTTTCCAGTTGAGCTGTTTCTTCTTTTGGCATTGGTGCTTCTTTAACTTTCTCTTGTACGATTGATGAATCCACAGTTGATAGTTCAGTATTTAACACACGTAAATTCTTATTTAATAGTTTTAATTCTTCAAAAATATCTTCTAATATTGCCATTGATTAAATCCTCCTTAAAATTGGTTAGCTAGACGAATCATTAACTTGATACGATCTTCTATTTCTCTAGGGTCATCACTTTGTTCATTCAATCTTGCTAACAATTCAAATTGCTCTTCTAAAATTTCTTTTTTACGTTCGACGACAGTTAAATGTAATTGTGCTTCGATAACACGCCATTTTCCCCAACTTTCCATTTCAACCTTTCCTTTTTTCTTAAGTCTCGAAAGTGTGGATTTTGCATGTGTTTTCGATACTCCAAAAACTTCAACTACATCATCAGGATTGAAATTGTCATATGTTGCAAAATGTGATAGTATTTTTTGTTGTAAGGTCATATTAATAACTCCTTATATAATTATTTAAGACAATTGCTCATCTTGCACTGTTACTTGCTCCAACAAGTAGCAGTTTTTTTATTCTCCATAAAAGTATTCTTTATAGAATATGAATGTTGCGATACTTGCGAATCCCGCAATTGACCACGCTGTAGTGAAGTATAGCAACGGCATGAGCACAATCGCTAAGACCGTGAAGCACAGTACTGCTATTAAATAGCTTTTATATGTGTCGCTCATTTAATATCCTCCTAATACCATTTTTTATGCTTTCTGATCAAATACTCTTCCAATTTAGAAATATTAATCAGAGTGCCTGTTGCTGAATAATCAATGTATAAATTTTCTACACCTAAATTATCTTCACGGTAATATTTCAACCAGTTGTATACTGTACTTCTACATACTCCAAACAATTGATGGATTTGTGTAGGTGTTGCGTATAACTTTTTCACAAATTTTTCTTCGCCTCTATATGTGTTTTCTGGTGTTGGTGGTACTATGATTTTTGGCATTTCTATCTTTCCTTCCGTGTATAATGTTAAAGTTTGTTATTATTCGCCCTGTATTGAAGTTCTCTATCTAATGCATAGAAAACTTTGTTTATTTCTAAGTAGCTGTAATCACTTTTTTTAATAAGCTCTAATATTTCCGCTCCTAAGTTACGTTCCTTTTCCGTTAAATAGGATGAAGAAGCATCAGCTTTGCTAGAAACTTGTGGGACGCCTATACGCAATCCTTCTGATCTTGTGTTCATTTGTTTATGCTCCTTTCGTGTATAATGTTGTTATCAACCTAAGGAGGTGATAACATGCCCTTGATATCTGATGAATTTGATACACTTACTAAAGACCAACAATATATCTTGTCCGTACTCTACAAAGATTATTTAGAATGTGTAAAGTTAGGTTCGGTTAAATTAACCTGCAATAATTTTGGAAGTGCTAAAGATATACATACAAAGTATTTTCAAAAACTACATTTCGAAGATGTAAAATACGATTTAAATAAACTTAAAAACTCTGGGTTCCTAAACGGCGTGTATGCTAGTAACACTATTTATCATGTAACAATTTCAGACAAGACTGTTGTTTACTTTGAAAATGAGTTTAAAAACAATTTAAAAAGTATCATTGATAGCATTTCTAAAATTGCTTCAATAATTCCTGGTCTCTAGTTGGGTTTATAACTTCCCAATCATTTGCCATGAGGTCATCGGCTGAAGGTTGCCAATATCTGATAAGGTTTGTCCCATCGCTATTTGAAATGATGCATTGTAAAAAACTATCATTTGTTGGTAATATCTTAGTTCGATGACTTTCTTTCCAATCTTTCCGTGTCATAGAGACAAGATTTTTTGTAGCTATCTTAGTTGCTTCTTGAATGTTCATTTGTTATTCCTCCTTTCGTGTATAATGTTGTTATCAACCTAAGGAGGTGATAAGTATGAAAGCTTGTTTATATCTTTCTAATGATAAATTTGTTGAAATCGATAATTTAGAAAAAGTGATAAAGTCAGGTCATCGCGGAACTGTTGAAATATCAAAAGAAAAAATTAAAAGTTCCTTGTTCACTAATGGCTCATATACTTTTGTTGGAGACAAAATAGTAGCTATCGCTTCAGCTAAAATCGAATTCATAGAATTTATCGATTAATCTCTTTAAGCAACTCTGCAACTGCTCGCAACAGTTCAGGGTTGTTTCTTGTTTCTAAATTACTGTTTGCATGTTTTAGTAAATTGAGTTTTAATTTACTTTTTTCTTTAGCGATTCTAAATTTTTGTAACATTTGTTGTTCCTCCTTTTAAGATGTTT